CGTTCCCATACCGGACGATCTAATTGTTGAGTATTCACATTTATCACGTAAAGGCGAGATAGCCCAAAGAATTCGTATGATGCAAGGTACCGAACCGCCATCAGAAGCTGAAGCAGCACTACAACAATTCCAGGCTGAAGCACAAATCAAACAAACTCAGCTTGAAATTGCTAAACTTGAAGCTGAAGTACAGAACCTACAATCTCTATCAGAACTTAATATGGCTAAAGCCCAAGGTACTGCAGAGATTGATCCACAACTGCAAGTTGCAGAAATGGAAGGCAAGCTTCAAATGAAGCGAGAAGAACTGGCGTTACGTGAAAGGTTATCTCAGATGACTAATCAAGTTAGGTCAGGTCAGAGTGAAACACAGGCAGCATCAAAAATAGCCGTTGCTGCAATGAAACCTACAGGAGGTAAAAATGGCTGAGGATAAAAACGATATAATACTAGATAGTATGCCAGGAGCAGATGTAAAAACTGAGGAAGAGACAAAATCTTTTGAGGTAGATCTTAACTTTGGGGACGAAACTCCTACAGAAGATGTAGTAGAAGAATCATCTGAAGAAGAAGAGGTAGAATTTCCATCTGAAGAAGTAGTAGAAGAAGAAGAAATAACTTCTGAATTAGAGGAGGAAGAAGATGCCGAGGATATTGAAGACCCAGAGGATCAAGATGAGGTTGAAGTATCAGGAGAACTTGAAGAAGAAGCCGAAGAAGAAGTCGTAGAACTTGCGGAAGAAGAACCAAAAACTCCTAAAATTGCTGAAAAGTCTCCTATGGTACCTAAATCTAGACTAGATGAAGTATTAGCAAAGAATAAAAAAATGCAGAAGCAATTAGATGACATTGAGCAGCAACAAGCTGAAACGCAAGCTGCAGCTCCAACGTATGACTTTGAGTCTAAGGAAGTAGCCTATCAAGAAGCTATTTTAGATGGAGATTCTGCTAAAGCTTCTTCTATTAGGTCTGAAATTAGAGCGGCTGAAAAAGAACAGCTAATGTTTGAAATGCAAGCGCAGATGGGCCAAACAGTATCTATGAGCCAAGCCGAACAAGAACTAGCAGTAAAAGCTCAAGAGATTGGAGATACGTTTGAGGTCTTAAACGAAAACAGTGAAAACTTTGATGTAGAACTTGCGGAAGAAGTACGTGACTTACGAGATGCTTTTGTTACTCAGGGTTACACTCCTGCAGATTCTTTAGCTAAAGCAACTGAATATACATTAGCAGCTAAAAGACCTGATTTATTGCGCACGGATGAAGATAATGCTGCTGTACAAACTACACAACAAAATAAAGCTGTTGTAGAAAAAAGAAAGAAAACAACAGTTAAAAAGAAATTAGAAGCATCTAAATCACAACCTCCAAAGATGAAAGGCGAAGGCACATCTAAGAGGGGAGACAAAGTAGCAGATATAAATGTTCTCTCAGATGACGAGTTTGGAGCATTACCTGATGACACCTTAAAGCGAATGCGTGGTGACTTTGGTTAAAACTGTGATACGATAGTAATAACTTCGTCCGCTAAAACGATATTTAGCCTGAGTCGTTTCAGTAAAAAAACGCATTCGCCTACCACGGCGTTAATCTGGTCAAGGTCGTTCTTGTAAAACATACGATGTCGTAGCCCCAACGATAAAGGGTATACGGGTAAATATCGCCCCAAAAGTCGGTTAGTTTTTAACTTAAATTGGAGTACAAAATGGCTAATACAAACTTTAGCGCACTGACCAGCGAACAGCTTACAATCTGGTCACGTGATTTCTGGCGTGTTGCTCGAAATATGTCCTTCATTAACCAATTTGCGGGTAGTGGTCCTAACGCTATGGTTCAGAGAATATCTGAATTAACCCAATCTGAAAAAGGAGCAAGAGCAGTAATTACTCTTCTTGCCGATATGACAGGTGACGGTATCGTTGGAGACAACACTCTCGAAGGTAATGAAGAAGCATTAAGAGCGTACGACATCGTTGTTCAATTAGATCAATTAAGATTTGCAAACAGACTATCTGGTAGGCTTGCTGATCAAAAATCTGTTGTCAACTTCCGTGAGCACTCAAGAGATGCACTTGCATACGCAATGGCAGATCGTATTGACCAGTTAGCGTTTCTAACGATGGCTGGTGTTTCATACGGAGTCAAGAATAATGGCTCATTAAGAACTAGCCTGGGTTCAGGTCAAAATCTTAGTGATCTTGCATTCTCTGGTGACGTATCCGCCCCTACGTCTAATAGACATAGAAGGTATGATGCTACCAATGGTATCGTAGCTGGTGATGTTACTGCAGTTGCTGCAGCTGACACTCTAGACTATAAAGCTATTGTGCAGTTGAAAGCTTATGCTAAAGATAATTACATCAGAGGCATGAGAGGCGCAGGAAACGAAGAGGTATATCATTTATTTATATCACCTCAAGTAATGGCTGACCTTAAACTTGATTCAGATTTCTTAACTAACGTTAGGAATGCTGGAATCAGAGGACCAAACAATGAGTTATTCTCAGGTTCTTCAAGCTTAATGGTTGACGGCGTTATGGTTCATGAATTCAGACACGTGTTTAACACAAGTGGCGCGACTTCAGGAGCTTCTGGTAACGCTGGTTCTAACGGATACAAGTGGGGCGCTAACGCTGACGTTGACGGTTCTGCATGTCTATTTGTTGGAGCACAAGGCCTTGCAATGGCTGATATCGGTCTTCCAGAAATTGTCGAAGATAGCTTTGACTATGGAAACCAAAATGGTATCTCTATTGGTAAGATTTTCGGCTTTAAGAAACCAGTTTATCATTCAGATGTCTCAGGACAGAATGAAGACTTTGGTATCGTAAGGTTGGACGTTGCTTACTAGAGCACAGGTTGTAGGTAGCCCTTCGGGGCTACTTACTTTTATTAATTCTTTTTTAGGAGAAAAAAGTGAAAATTAAATCAGATACAGATCTCCATGTTACTACTACTTGGGGCGCCTCTATCTTTTTAGCAGCAGGCGAGGAACGCGAAGTAGGTGACGATTTAGGTCTTCAAGCTCAACAGCAAGGCGCAGTTGAAGTTAAAGAAGCAGCTAAACCAGCACCGAAAGCTAAGAAAGCGAAAGCTAAGACTACTGCAAAAAAGACAAGAGCTAGGAACGAAGATGGGCATTATATTGCCGACGATCCTAGCACGCCAGACGTAAACGAAGCTTACGTACAAGAAGAAGAAGCAGGGGAAGAAGAAAAAGCTGAGTAATTAACGAGGTAAAATTATGGCAGGTACACTAACAGGTGCCAACTTAATATCTCGTATACAAGACATCCTTCAGGATACAACGAGCATTCGTTGGCCCGAAGCGGAGTTGCTACGATATATTAATGACGCACAGAGAGAAGTTTGTAATCTTCGACCCGAGTCTACGGCAACTACCGCTAACATGGCACTTGTAGTTGGCACTAAACAGACTCTACCTTCGGGTGGTCTTAGACTTATTAAAGTTACAAGAAATATGTCTTCAGCTGCCGGTAGTGCTACTGGTAAAAGAGCAGTACGACTAGTAGATGCAGATATATTAAATACTCAAGAACCAAATTGGCATGACCCAACGGTTTCTGGGGATGCAGCGCATACTACTATAGTAAAACATTATATTTTTGATGAAGATGATCCTAGAGCTTTTTATGTTTACCCAGGAGCATCTAGCACAAGCACGTTTTTAGAGATTGTTTTCTCTGGAGCACCTACAGATTTAACTGCTACTAGTGGTACTATTTCAGTAGATGATATTTTTGCTAATGCAATCATCGACTATGTGCTATTTAGATGTTACTTAAAAGATGCGGAATACGCAGGAAATCAACAAAGGGCAGGTAATCATTATCAATTATTTGCTAGTAGTCTTACCGGTGGAGGTCAAGCGCAGTTTGGACTAAGTCCTAACCAAGATACTGGAGCTGTCCCGCCCGCAATGCCAGCAGGCTAGGATAGAATATGGCTAGTTATGAGTCGTTAGTAAAAGAAATACTACCTTATGTACCAGGGTGTCCTGATTCATTGGTAGAAAGTAATCTACGCTCTGCAACTATTGAGTTTTGTGAAAAAACAAAAGCATTTGTTCAAGACTTAGACCCTATTACTACTATATCAGGCATTTACGAATACGATTTTGATCAACCTGTAGGAACGTCTGTCCATAGCATTCTTTGGATGACTCATGACGGAGATGATTTAGACCCTATTAGCCCAAGAAGTCTGGAGCTTAACTATCCTGACTGGCGAGATCGTTCTACTAAACCCCAAGTTTATTTGCAAAAAAGTGCGGATACCTTTTGGGTTATACCTATACCTAACTCTAAATTAGTAAACGGCATACATTTATCTGTGGCGTTAAAGCCCACTCGTACGACTAATAATATTAGTACTGCTTTTTCTAATGATTACAGAGACGGTATTATTTTTGGAACTTTGTACAGGTTAATGCGAAT